TTGTATGAATAATCGCTTCCGCATCTTCTAATGAGGTAGCAGTATACGGAACGATTAATTCATCTGCTGGTACGAACTTCGATACAGCTCGTCCCAGGTTTACATCATAGTAAACTTTTTTAAATGTTGATCCTGCTAGTGGTAGATGAAACAACATAGAATCAAACTCTGCTTCATATTCTTTCATTTGATCCATAACTAAATAATTCATAAAATCTTTTACACGTGTAGCCTGCTGTTCTGTTGCAGGATTTTTTATACCAATGATTTGTGTTCTAACTGGTCCATCACTTGGTAATAATTCTTTATATGCTTGTGCTTGGAATTGTGTAACAGCTTCTGCCATCACTGGGTGTGTTGCACCACTAGCTCCTTGAAACGGTTCTGTTCTGTTTTCGTATTTAAATCCTAAAAGATCTAAACCTTGTATGTATCCTTGTTCCCAATCTTTTCTAGAACTTTTGTAGTCCATGTAATTTTGCACCATCTCATTACCGATTGGTTCTAATACATCGTCTGGTAAAAGATCTGCAAGATTGTCAAAATGTGATTCGGTTCCAGGCACATTGATTGCTCCTGGTTCAAAGTCTAATGTTACACCACCATCTTCCTCTGGGATAACTTCTATTGGTCCTTTTTGTTCTTCTGGTTCCTGAACGGCAACTTCTTGTGCTATCTCTTCTTCTGAAGGGACATCTAATTTAGTTCTAGTGTTCGGGAGTCCTTTTTCTATTTCTGCCATTTAATACTCCTATCCTTTGATACCACGTTTTAATAGTCCTGACAACCCTTGTGAATCAGGATTCATGGATTCTAACATAGCACCTGATTCATCGCCAGCTAGTTTAGCAATACCGCCGCCTGCTTTTTCGAATCTAAAATTCTCTGCAAAATACTTTTGTTTGTTAAAAATATCAGCATCTCTCATTATATTTTGATAATCCTCAGCTTCAAAATCTTTTAACTCATCCCCACGACCAGCTGCTTTATATGCGCTTTGAACTTGCTCAACCGTTGTAGGTGGAAACATTTGTAACATTGCTTCGTTTCTTTCTTTTTGTAATTGATTTTGCATAAACTCACTTGGCTCTTTTTGAACGTAAAATCTGTCCTTATAGTCTCTAGCTCTTTGATCTTGTCTCCCTGCTTGTCTTTCAACAGCTGTTTGATATGCCTGTGATGCCATACTTTCAGGATTCATAATTCTGTTTATTCTACTTATTGTTCCAGACCTGTTTAGATCTTGAATATCAGCAGAGGCTGCATCTACAATATCTTTTCTTTGTGCTCGTTGTCCTATATCTTTTCTTGCAAAAGCATCAAACACTTGTTCTTGATCTTTTAAGGCATCAACGTATTGTGCTACTTTTGGTTGCCCTTTTGTTAATTCTTTTTCTAATAATGATTCAGCGCCCCCATACCACGGCACACCCTCTGGTCTTCCTGAAATCATACCTGGAAAAAATGTTTCTGATAAAGCTTGTTGATCTGTGTATCCTTGTTTTTTAAAATAATCATAAATACCACCCTCTACTGCCCCCTCTATCGCTATACCTATAGGACTAGTAACTCCTAAAAATTGAAGTGTCTTAGCTACACCACCAACCGTTGCCTGACCTACACGTCTTAAAAATTTACCAACTGTTGGTAATGTTTTTGCTATATCCAAACCTCTAGTTAGTTTTGCTTGTGCATTAGCTCGGACTCTGACGTCCTCTGATTTTAAATCTTGTCTTGTTTTATTAATATCGTCAGTATAAGAAGCTGGATCATCACATCTACCAGAGCCTTTGCTTAAACCAATACGACCACCATCTGCTTTAGCAAATTTACATTTAAAACCCATCTTTCTTAAAATTTCTGCTTGTGATTTTTTATCTCCTTTTAATCCTTCAGCAGCTTGTTCTAAAGTTACGGTTGAACCAACATCTAAACTTAAACCTGTAGTTCTATAAAACTTGTCCATGTCTTTTTGAATTTTAGACGGAAACACATTTTTTCCATAAATCTCCGTTGGAGATAAAAATCTTTTTTTAACAGGATCGTAATTTAATTTAGTTAATTTAACTTTACCTTTTGCTTGAGGGTTGTTTTCATAAAAATTTTTAATTGCTTGATCATGTTGATTAACTAAATTATTAACCTCATCAAAATTTTTTATCTTAAGGTTATCAATAATTTTTTTATATCTAGTAGTTGCTTTACTATCAAAATACAATTTTTCCTCTCTATTAATTTTACTATCAATAAATTGAACAATTTGATTATAGGCTGAAGACCCCTTACCAATAGTAAATGTTCCTGTTCTTGTTGGAAAAATTTCATCAATATCGACATTTTTTATTCCTAAATTCTGTAAAGAATCTCTAATAGAATTAGTTATAGTTGAATAACTAGCATTAGGCTTATCAAAATATTTTGCCATTTGAAATTTAGACCAATTTAAAAAAGCATTTCCTAGTGGACCTCCAACTCCAGAATTATTTGCTAATAATTTAATTATTCTATTTCCTCTTTTTAAATTTTTATCTATTCCTTTTACTTGTATTTCTCCTCTATAGGCTCTGGCTAGTTGCATCAAAGCATAGGAAGGATTTTTTTGAGAAAGAGAAAATTCCTCTATTAACATTTTCTCTAAGGCACTAGGCTCTGGTATAGCGCCTTTTAAATTTTTAGTTCCTTTTTTTCTACCTGGTATACTAGATTTTTTAACATCATAATTATCAAAAGCTTGCATTAAATTTTTATTACCATCAAATTGAATTATTTTTGCAATAACATCATCACCTAAGTTACCTACTCTATTGTAATAATTATTTAATTTTTTATTAAGTTTATTAATTTTAGATTTATCAATTTTAAAAACTGGACGAAATGCTTTTCCTTTTGCCATTCCTGGTCTTCTAACACCCATAGTTTGAAGAACAGTTGGTTCTCCTAATACATCTTTAATTATGTTCATTATTTTTTTTCCAGAATCATGTCTCATTTTGTCAATTTTAGTAGAATTTTTGGTAATTTTCATACGACTATCCACAAGAGCATGTTGTAATGTTCTTTGAGCAAAAGGGTTATCATCTCCTAAAGCATTAAATAGTTCTACCATTCCAACAACTTTACCCTCTCTCGCTTTCATTGAATCAAAAGCTCTAATAGCATCATAAAGTTTTCCACCTTTTTCTTTATAAAATTTTTGAAACTCTGGATTTTGTGTGTATTTAAGAGATTTATCTCCTTTTTTTGTTTTAGATTTAGCATACCCCTGCCTCGTGCCACCAAAACCTGGTTGCACTAACATACCACCACCGGCCATTGGATTACGTTTCATGAAATCATCATACATTTCTCTTTCTAACGCTTTCTGTGGTCTGTCTATCTTATCTGCTGTAGTAACTTCGTCCTCATCAAACAGATCTATGATACGTAATAATTCTTCATTCATGCTATTCTCCTAGCATTCTAGCGATACCGCCTGATGCATAGTCATCTGGTTCTTCAGGAAAATATTCCCCTTGTCTTCTAATTACTGCATCTGACTGAGCTTCAGGATCGTCTGTTATTCTCTGAGCTTTTTTTCTTCGTTCGATATTTTGCACGAGTTCTTTCATTGTTGGTTTTTGACCTGTCGCATATTCTTTTAATTTTGATACATCAGAATCTAGATCTCTAATACTTGTACCGCCGACCTCATCAACATCTATTTCATAATCATCACCATCAGGTGATCTACCACCTCTGCCAACCGGGCCTGACTCTGCTGTGGTAAACTGTGCTGTTGGTCTTGGATCACCTTCATCAGGTAATGGTTTTTTATATTCCATTGTAGCTGTATCACCGAATACGTTCGTTTCACTCTCATACTCAACTCTTATAGCACCATCATCTACGTCTTCTGTAACTCGGACCACTGAACCATCGTCAAGTGTTTTTTGGTGAATAGATTGTCTTTCACCTGTTGCAAAGGTTTTAGTGACATCATCACCTTCGACAATAACTTTGTTAACTAACTGATCAAACCATTCTGGTTTACCAGGTACATTATCAGTTTTAATTATTGGAACTTTACTAACACCTCTAGTTAATTTTAAAGGTGCAAGAACTTTGCCTACGATAGGTAAAGATACAAGACCACCAAATATTTTTAAGAACGTTCTTCTAGTCATGCCATCTTTGAAACCAATACGTCCACCATCAGCATTTAGATCTCTTTTTTTCTTACCACCCGTTTCTAAATTTTTTAATACGTTCTCTAGCTGTAAGAGTCCCTCGTCTGTAATTTTTGGTGTTTTTTCCATCTTTGTTACATCCATTGCAAGTGTAGCCATTCTCTCAGCAGCTTTTTCAGCATCTGCCTCTGACATATTTAAATCTTTCATA